TATCTCCACGTTTCTTTATTTGTTTTGCAACAATCATTTTAGCTTCAGCCTTAGAACCAGCATCAACTATAACACTACCTAAACCATCGACTTTAACATGAAATTTAGCTTCATCCACTTTAGAATATCCACCAGCTGTTGTGATAGCCTTTTCTTTCTTTTTATCTTTCTTAGACTTGGGTTTAGTCTGAAAAGCGTATGGTGTTTTAGGTGGCCCTTCACCGCCATCAAGGTTACCTGTCATAGAGGCTTCTTCAATTTCTTTACGAATCAGCCTTCTGATAATTTCTTTAATCTTGTCGTTTGTGGACATTATTAATCTCCTTAACTAACTCGTAATATCTCATTAAACTTAAAACTTGTTTTTCTTCTATTACTCTACCCTTTGTTAAGTTGACTATTTGCTTTATCGCCTCATAAAGTTTTATCTTAGTTACTTTATCCTTAACTCTTGGTAGGTGATATTGTAATTCTTTACGAACAGATTTTACTTCTTCATTAACGAATTGTCTCATCTGGTTAGTATTGCTTATATTATTAATGTAATTTTTAAGCAGACCTTTTTGAGATTCATCTAATGATTTATATTTCTTGTTGAATTTATCAACTAAGATTTTATAAGTTAATAGTCTTAAGTCTTTATCGTTTTGACTATATTCCTTAATAATTTTATCCTGCTTATCATTAGTATTCATGTTATTATTAGTAATGTGCTCGAGTACAGTAAACTTAGAGTTTAAAACCTGTTCCGCATTGTACTCTTCTTGTGATGATTCACTTTGAAATACATTATAGATTGATGCTAATAATTTATAGTTAGGTATTCTACCATTGAAAAAATCTTTAGTGTCAAAAGACTCATTGATTTTTTTGATAAGATTATACTTCTCATTCTTAATCTTAGCATTTGAAATTCTTTTTCTTGAATTTACAACAATCTCTAATAGGTGATTAGCCTTATTTTCTGATTTATAATTTTTTTCTGTTAATAACTTGTATAATTGTAATTCTCTACCTAAACAAGTGTTTTCGTTAAATGCATCTTTAACTATGTCTACGGCTTTAGAATCTTTTCCATTCAAAACGTCGACGGTGATTTGTCTGGTAAGTAATTCATAAAGAATTCCCGTATTTTTTATCTTCGAGTGCTTTAATTTTTTACCCATTGTAAAAAGCTCCATTTTAGTATATATGGTTAATTATAAATATAAAGTAAAGTGATTTTATTCATTTGTTAAGGAGTCAACTTCTTCAATATATTCTTGTTGTAATTCATTTGTTTCAGTTAAAATTTTAGTTTCGTTATCCAATTTCATTGATTTCTTCAATTTATCGAAGTGTGCTAGTGCCAAAGTCCTTGAAGATTTTGTAGCATTTTTTCTATCTACATTACCCAAGGGGTCTCTACCTCTTGCACTAAAATCTTTTCCATACTTTGGTGTTTCTTTTGGACGACCTGCTCCTTCAAATCCACCTGGAGGTGAACCACCCTCATCATCTAACTCATGTCCTGTTCTACCCATAGCCATATCGGATGGTGTGCCTGTAGCTTCACCACTCTCCTCAGGATCGTTTCCTTCATTTTCTATCTGTGAACGTCTGAATTTTTGTTTAAAGTCGTCTACTATACCCTCGTCTTCACTTTTGATTTCTTCATCAGTAAAATTAAATATATTTTTGTATATCCATTCTGATGATAATAAACCATCTTGTATCATTGAAGAGGCTAATCTTGTCTTGGAATCCCAAAGTTCTATCTTTTCTTGTTCGTATATTGTGGATGGGCTTGTTAATTTTAAATCAAAGTCAATTAAATCTGCATCTTGATATCCTTGTGCATATAAATGTACAATAGCTATCTTAGTCAATTCACTTACAGATATTCTTTGTATACGTTCTATTGTGCGAGCAAATCTTACATCTTCAGCTGCTAAAGTAGCTTTCGAACCAACATTCTCTTCAAATCCCAAGAATGCTTTTGGTATTCTCAAGGAAGATAGTAATTTATTTTTAAGATATTCAATGTCCTCAGTAGCTTCATAGGTTAAACCAGGTAATGAATCTATACTCGTACCACTATCACCTCCTCGTACGGGTAAGAAAAAGTCCTCAGTTATATTCTGCATATTATATCTTAAGTTGTAATCACCCGTTGTCTCATCAATAATGGGTGTCTTTTTCATTTTATTGATAACTTGTTGCATGTAATTATCAACCTCTGCTGGTGGAATATTACCAATATCTAATTTAAATACTCTTTTTTCAGGTGCTCTCATAATACGATGTATTAACATAGCATCTTCCATAAGAGTTAACTGTTTATAAATCTTACGACCACCTTCTATTTGTGATTTACCATAAGGTAGGTAGTTAGAATCAGAAAGTAATCTAAAGTGTGCTACTTGAAAATTTTCTAATTCTTCTTTTGATGCTGAATTTTGTTTTTTATATCGAGATGGTTGACTGTTTGATTCTATGACAAACTTGACAAACTCAGGATTTTCGGGGTCTAAACCCTCTAATCTCGTCACATCATAAACTGGTAAAGGAACTACATTTGTAATACCATACTTTTCATCAATATCTAACTTTAAAAAGAAATCACCATACTTACACATATTACGAATCCATGGCCATAGATTAAATTCTATATTCAATATATCATAAAAAAGATTATGTAGAATTTTCTTTATTTGGTCATTACCAGAATTGATTGTTAATACCTCACCATATTCTGATTTCATGGTTGACTCATCTGAATAGATATCCAAAGCTGAAGAAATTATCGCATCAGCATCCATAGCCTCATAATCTTGAAATAGATTTAATCTCATCGATTTCGTTGTTAGACTGTCTGAATATCCACTCAATCCTGCACCAGCATAAATTTTTTGATACCTATCAACTAGATTACTTCTAGAATAGGATTGTGTTCTACTTGTATCTGCAACACGAAGTTGTTTACCTCCGACATTCCTAACAATTACATTTGTAGAAAATAATCTTTGTAGTCTTGCAAATAAACTTGTATCTGCCATTTTTTACCTCACTTAATTAACCACTCTAATGATTCTTCTTGCTTGTTAACACTCATTGTCCAAGAATCATTTTTTTGGGTTTCGTTTGTATAAATTCCTTTATGTGAATTTATATTTGTTATTGCTGTTTTTTGTAATTCAATTCCTTCTGCTCTTAATCTGAGGGCAGTCTCTCTTATCCAAAGACCCATTGAAAATGACATAACGAGGTCATCGTTATATCCTCTCATAGCCTCTGCTCTACTTCCGTTATATATAAATACAAACAACTCATCAATTAATCGCTGTGAATGTACTATGACGGACTTTTCTCTAAAAAATTCTTCTAATTTAGCGATTACTAATGGTCTTGTCTTAGATGTTAGGGTAAAACCTGGTACTAAACCATTTTCCATCCTATTTATTTTATTATTTATCTGTCTGTGCACATCAACCACCTGTAAATCTTTACTCATATAAAAGAGGTTCTCATATCCCCTATCAATCGTTTGTTGTATTGTAGCCCAACCAATATTGTTGTTCTCAATCACCAGCAGTGCATTATTATACTCGGTTGCGATGTTCACTAATAAATTACCATAATCTCTTGTAGACATTCTACCTTTATATTCTGCGACTTGCTCTAATGTTTCTATATCCAAAATATGAAAAGCTGAGTAGTCTGTACTATCCCCTCTACTAACGTCAGCACATACTATGTAATCTTTTGTGTAGTTTGGTGGTTCCCATATCCAAACATTACTATCAATGCCTCTTTTTTCAATTGGCTCTCTTAAATGTTTTTGTCTATATTCTTCTAATATTACACCATCAACCACACTTTGACCAGAAGTAATGAAGTCACAATCACATTCTTGAGCCGCTAGTGATGGGCCAAGTAATTTATCTTGTTCCTCTCTCCAATCTTCAGCTCTATCTGGATGCACAGTCCAATGGAGTCTTGTGAAATTAAAATCATTCAAACCATCTTCTGCGTCCATCCAAGTTCTGTGAAACCAATTACCAACACCATTTGGTGTTGAGAGAGCGATACATTGTCCACCAGTTGATAACGTTTGTGATGCCGCTGCCCATATACCATCTATCTTGTCAATAAAAGCTGCCTCATCAAGTATTAATAAAGACAGAGCTTCAGAACGACCACTATCTTCTCCACTCGATACAGCTTTTACTTGAGAACCATTCTTGTATCTTAAACTTAACTTGTTATCTTCAACACATCTCTGTTTCAACCAACTTGGTAGATTAGCATGCATCACACGAACTTTTGTTACCAAGTTTTTAGCTACCTCTTGTTTTGTAGCTATAACCAAGATATTTTTATCTTGGTGAAAAGTCATTAACCATAAAGAATACCCAGCAGTTAGTGTGGATATACCTAACTGACGTGCTTTTAGTATAATGTTAAACCTACTAGTTACAAAATCTGAAATTGTATCCTCTTGAAAAGGGTACAAATTAAATGGTATCTTACCTTTAATTGGATGTTGAACAACACAATATTTCTTTAAAAAATAAACTGGGTCATTAGCACATTTAACATATTCTTGTTTAATTACTTCTTTTAATTGTCCTTTTGAATTTCGTTCCATATATATAAATATTTACTTTAAAGATTCCTCTATTTTTTCTAAGTGTTCTATAGCTTCACCAGCTTGTTTTTTTAGTTCATCAAAATTTTGAGTCCATTTTTCTTTTTCTAAAGAGTGACCATCTGGATTGACTTGATTATAAGCTTCCATATCTTTTTGATTTTTAAACTCAACTAATTCTTGTTTTTTATCTCGTATCCAAGCTAATTTATTTGCATTTACTTTTTTATCTTCCCACTCATCAAATGTACCATCAATCATCATTTTATTTTCTACTTCAACTTGACATTCAAAACAATGACCATGTAA